CCCGGCTCCTGGCGGGGCGAAGAGAAGCAGAAGCTGTTGGACATCAACCTCGGCGCTCGATCATGGGAAGATTGGCTCACCGATCGGGAGACCGATGATGACAAGGCCACCGTCGTCACGGTCAAAGACCTCATCAACTTCGACCCGGACAAGGATCCGGATAACCTCATCGGCAAACGGTGGCTCACACGCGGCTCCTCCATGATCATCTCCGGTGGCACCGGCATCGGGAAGTCATCCCTGATGATGCAGATCGTCATCCAGTGGGCCATGGGCAGGGACTTCTTCGGTGTTGCACCTGTACGACCACTCCGCATCGGTATCGTCCAAGCCGAGAACGACAAGGGCGACCTCGCCGAAGCATTCAAGGGCGTCATCAAGGGGCTGAACATGCACACGCCCGACATCCGCATCCTCCAAGAGAACCTGCACTTCCGCACCGAGGCCGTCCGCACCGGTGACGCATTCCTGGCCTACGCGAAGAGATTCATCACCCGATCGAAGCTCGATGTCATCATCGGTGACCCGCTCTTCTCCTACTTCGGGGGAGACCTCAGCGACCAGGGCGAGGTCAGCACGTTCCTTCGGAACAAACTCCAGCCCATCCTCCACCAGACCAAGGTCGCTTGGATCTGGATGCACCACATCTCCAAAGCCCAGCGCAAGGACGGCGAGCCCATGACCACCATGGAACTCGCACACGCCGGGTTCGGATCCAGCGAACTCGCCAACTGGGCGCGGGAGATCGCGGTCTTGGTAGAAGTAGGCCAGTCGAAGCCCCGGCGGTTCCAACTGGCCTTCTGCAAGCGCGGATCAAGGCTGGATGCTAACTCACTACATCTTCAGCATTCTCCCAAGGATATTCTGTGGGAGCAGTGGAATCCCATGGTGATGACCGGGGCGCAACTGAAGGAGCCGCAGCCACCGAAGAAGGCTTCTTATCATCGTCGAGGGCCGCGAGCATAGAAGCCCGCCATTCCGCATCCGACATCTCAGGGGCCGCTTCCTTCTCGGGAGCGGCTTGTTGCTGTTGGGGCTCATCGGCCTCGGGCTCATCGTCGGCCACATCCCTCGAACCCTTCCGCCGGCGCATCGTACTGATCATATGCCTCAGCTTGCGGTCCTCAGACCTCAGCGAGGATATATCACGCTTCATCTCAGTGATCATTGCCAATAGCATTGATACCTTATCAACCTCCTCGGCAGGAACCCAATCACAACCACGCCACTGGCGATGGATACGATCATATATCAATACACCGCTCTTTATGTTCCGCATCGAATTGAACGAGCGGATCGCCTTCCCGAGATCGCATCGGAGGTTGTCCATTATGTAGGCCAGAACCTCGGATCGGCTCGGGTCGATGTCGTGCCGCATGGGCGGCATCAGGCGGAACATGGCGCGGAGGGTGGAACCATTCTCTAGATAACTCATGGTGGAACCAACGTAGCTTCCACCAGGACGCATGTCAAGGAAGCAGAAATAAACCCTAATCGTGGCACCAGAACCTTATCCGCCCCCCCCGCTATCTCCCCTAAAAGGGAGTCTTACTACTCCCTTAAAAGGGAGTCAAAAATAGCATCGCCGAGACGCTGCGGGGGCGTTTCAAGACGCCCCGCGCTCGGCGGCAATTTTTGAGAACCCCCGATTCCGGATTGCGAAACTCGGAAGCAGTGGGTCTGGGGATCCGGGAGGTCGGGAGCAGGGGGGACCGGAATGCTTGGTCCGATGGATGGATGTGGATGCCCGGCGCTGGAGCGGAAAGGGGTCTAGGAGGCGTCGGAGGGGTCGGATGGTGTGTGGGGCGCGGAACCCCATTGCTCGGCCATGGCGCGGGCGATGCCGGGATAGGTCTTGGATCGCTCCTTCCAGCGGGTCGGACTGGGACCGAGCTTGTTCTGGCCGCTGGGGGTCTGATTGGCCCACCTACCAGAAGCAGGGAGCGGAAGAACGTTGGTTGGAACTAGTAGTGGTAGGTTCTTTAACCATAAGCAGGTGCGCTTGCTCGCGTCATCACCGAACTGCCATGGCTGTATCATCTGGGATGGTTTGCAGATACGAGTGTTGATAGCGCCCACTGGGTTCTCTATCGCTATACGGGGGATCCCGCTATTTAGTAACAGATGGACAAATGCAAGCGCCTCCTCGGTCAGCTTGGGGTCTCGGAGACCGCGGGTCGTCCAGTGCATACCGCTGCTGCACAGGTAGGTACAGGGCGGGAACGCGATCATCATGTCCCACTGCTGGGTCAGGAGATCACGCACATCACCACGGTAGTGTTGGCCCACTGTATCGCTGGGCTCAAGGAGGTCGCAGGACCACGCATCCCAGCCACGAGCAGCGAACTCATCGCGAACCCGACCACTGTACTCGCAGGCCACAAGGATCCGCGGCTTCACAGAGCCACCCCCTCGGCCACGAAGAAGTCCTTCTCCTCCCCGTTCATGGTCACTCCATTGGTCCACGTCAGTCCGATGCAGTCCCCGTTCAGGACGCACTCGATCAGGAAAGAATTGGTGCGCGGGGAATGGATCACCCGATACGCACCATTCTTCCAATGCACCACCTTGCCGGCCAGCACCGCCTCTTTGATCTCGTTGAGTTTCATGTCGGGACACACCCTACCGCTCCATGCTCAGGCGTCAAGCGGGAAAGTGTGGGAGATGGAATAAATCACTTCTACCGCTCCATGCTCGCGGGATGCCGCTCCATGCACCGGGGCTCCGCGGGTTCCGGATTTCAAGATTCCGAATTCCGAATTCTGTATGGCGTATGGGCCGGTGCATAAGTTGTGGGCGCGGATCATAAACGGAGGGGTGGGACATGCCATGTCCTATGGGTAGGGGAACAATGCATCGGGAAGCAATGCATTGGGGAATTATGCATTGGAGTGCAAGGGTAATGGGCAACCTGGTGGAGAGGTTGACTGGCAAGGAAGGAAGGAAGGAAGGAAGGGAACCGAGTGGACGCCGGATCCGGGCAACAAAAAGCCCCTAGGGGGAACCTAGGGGATGAGGGGGGGGAGTTTGGCCTACTCGTCAGCCGTTGCCTGCAAGGGCACTGAGAACCATCAAGCCAACGAACAAAGCGCCAAGGAGAAGATAGCCAAGAGCTCGGAATAGGTCGGTCACCGGAACTCCCTTCCGTCCACTACTTCAAGGCGCAATCCAAGGGGACCGAGTTTGCTCTCAATTATCGGGCGGTATTTATCGGCGCAGTCGGCGCAGAACACCTTCACCGATACGTAATGGGAACCCTTGCAGGCGGAAAGCTCCACGGCACGGCGGTAATCCAAGATCACACCGCAGTCGGGGTGACCACAGAACATGGCGCGACCCACAGCGGACTTGAATGCGTCCCGTTGAATGAGATCTAAGGCGGATTTCATAGGTTCAGATAATGACGTGAGCATAGGTTCCATCAGGGAGACAACCGGTCGCGAAAACAACCGGCCCGCCGAAGTCTTTGGAAAACAACTTGTCGAACAACTGGCGGGCCGCTTCTCGATGGCAGTCGTACCCGTCCATGTCGTAACGATAGGGCAAAGTCAGGGTTCCCCTTTCGCAGATTGCTTTGATTCGGGACCCTCGATGGGTTGTTGCGGGTAGGTATTTGGTTTGAATGGATTGCATAGTTTGAAGGGCATCAATTGCCCGTGGAACCCACGCTTTCGCATGGGCTCACCGGGGAATTCAAGCGATCAAAGCAGGCATGTCCACGAAGTGCCGCTTTCCGGTCCCATGGACGGGGATATGGATTGAACGGACACCCGAACGGGAACCGGCGCAGGCTAGGCAATCGGCGCAGGGAGTGCCGACTCGGTCGCTAGCGCATAGCGTCTCGATCGAATGGTGATCGAGGTCGGGGGTCACGCGAAAGGTGCTCCAGCCCATGGAACGGGCGATCACGAGCTCGGCGGCGGTATCGACGGAGGCCATTAGGAGGGTTTTCCACCCTTGCAAAGAGGGCTTGCGCCATTGGTGCGTGTAGCCTGTCCAGCCCGACGAAGCGCCCGCGATCGCGAGGGCAAGGCTAAGGGG